GCCGACCGAGGCCTGCTCGGTGCGGAAGGCATAGCCCGTCGCGATCTTGGTTTCGGAACCTCCGGCAGGTGTCACGTACGCGTCGTACGTGTGAGTTCCGACGTTGCCCATGATCCGGATGTGATAGCTGGTGCCGGCCGTGTAGCTCATGGACACGTCAGCGGCGTAGTTGGCGCCGTTGCGAGCATCGATCGTTCCGGTGGGATTGAACCGGACGATGCAGGCCATGCCGGTGTAGGCGGAAATCGCCCCGTTGCTCAAACCGATCACGCCGTTCAGATTGGCCGCGGTCGGCAGTGCATCGCAGTCGAACTCGAACGATCCGGTCTGACTCGGAAGCGAGGTGTTCTGCCATCCGCTGGTCACTGCCGATATTGCGCTGAGAGCGCCGACTCCTGAAGCTACTCCCACCGAGGAGCTGAACCCGAAAGCCGCAGCGGTTCCGATGCCCCCAGCCGATCCGACCGACGGGACGAGCCCGGTCGAAGTTCCGATAGCCAACGCGCCTCCGACGCCAGAGGCAAAACCGACACCCTCGAACAGCCCGCCTCCGGTCGCAACCCCATTGACTCCAACAGTGCCGGTCGCATTGGCGGTCGCCACCGCGATGCTGCCGGCAACCGTTCCCGAACCGAATGCGCCTCCGAGGCCTGCCGAAAAGCCGACGGCCACGACCAACCCGACCCCGACCGCGGCCCCGATCGCCGCGCCGATTCCAGCGGCCAGACCAGTACCAACGACCAGCGAGACTTCCGGGATTCCAACCTTGATCTGCTCGACCAGATAGCCACGATACATCGTGGTCAATTCGCCCGGGACGGGCGTGATCGTCACGTCATAATCGGTTGTCGCGACGACGTTGCTCATTTATGCACCGCGATAATGATTTTTGCTGCCGTCCTTGACTGTCCTGCTAACGCCGGCGAAGGCGCTGTCGATCGCGGCCAGGGTCGTGATTAGCCCGCTATCTATTTCGTTGTGAACTGTGGCGTAGGTTCCGGCCAGGTTGGTGCCAAACGCGATCACGTCGTCGGAAATGGCGATGACCTGGGTTGCGTTGACCGAGTGCAGGAAGCCGTCGGAACTGAGGATCGTTGTCGTGTATTGAGGATCCGCCTCGGCCGCGGTGCGGGCGTTGCTGATCCTGGTCCGCGTAAAGTCGTCAGTGAGAATCGGAATGCCCTCGGCGGTCATGCCGCCGTCGGCAGTGTTCCCCCGAACCAACTGAGCGTAGGCCTTGAGCTGGGTCGTGGTATATTCGCCCACTGCGGGTTGCGACATCGTACTGCCATTCCACAGCCACGACGGCATGAATTCTTTCAGAGCGAACCAGATTTCAGCTTCGTCGGCAGCTGGAAGTGTCTTGTTTCCTGATTGAACCCAGGCTTGATAATCCGAGTCTGTCGACGCTGGATAAGTATTGGTGAAAGAGCCATACACGTTGTTCACATCTCCCCCGATATACCAATAATAATTTCTTGGATCGAACACCATGAATCACTCCCTTTTATGGGCCGTATTGGCCTCCAGTATTGGTCACTCCTGGATTGGTCCCGGGAAAAAAATTGACCCCGGCTCCCTGCGAATTTATGACCCCATTTAAAGCTGCTGAATATTTATAGGCAGCGGTCACGTATCCAGTATTGACCCAAATTGGAGTGATGGCTTGCACCGCCGGAGTTGCCACCGACAAGTTCGCATTGGCGCTGCACGTTGCAAAGTAACCTGTGCCGACAGTTATCGGACCATTGAAAGTGTAGACGGCCGCTGATGTCAGATATAGGTTGCCGGAAGAGTACGAGTAAAATGGGCATGCAGTTTGCGTCCCCGAATCGAAACTGCACGTTCCGACCGACATGTAACCGCCCAATGCAAAAAAGGTGTAACCAGACGGACAACTCCCGACAGCAACGTTCTGGGCTGTGACCCATGCACCGGTCTGTGATAAAAAGATTGAATAGCCCGGATTTGCGTAATTGTTGGCTAGATGCATGTTCTGCACCGTGATTTGATTCGCAGATTGCGCATAAGCGGCATAAGTAACAGAACCAAGGCTCGTTATGTATGTTTGAGCAATCCCGGCACCATTGAAGATCGTGTGAGGTCCGACAACAGACGGAGTCCAGATCGATTCGGCGTATGTCCCCGCAGAAATGTTGATCGTCATCGTGTAAACTGACGGGCCATATTTCCAGGTCTCGTTGATGGCACGATTGATAGTCTTGAACGGTCCGGCCTTCGGCGAGCCCGGTCCCACGACCGTCGCCGAACTTCCGTCGTACAACGTGTCGCTTCCTGTGGTCTGGTTGACATAGAGATTGGTGTTTTGGGTCAAGATCGGTAAAAATCCTGTCGTGCCGCCGGTGAAGTTGATACCATAGAGTTCGAAGTTAGTATGAAGCGCGCTGTAACAGAGCAGCGACTTGTAGCCTGCAGGCAAATCTCCCGCCACCAAATCGCCGCCGCCTCTGCGAACAATGGTTCGTGCTCCCAATGCGTTGAGGTTGATATTCGACGGGCCATCATTGGTGGCAACAGGCAGGACCCAGACGAACATCCCGTCATAGTAAGCCAACGGCGGCGGCGTCAGATTGATTTGCACCGCGTTCTTGACGCCGGTGTCGATGCCGTACCAGATGTGACCCGACTGCAGCGATCTGCCGAGCTGACGAAGGTCGCCATTGCTGGGAGTGAATCCCCCGTCAGAAATCAAATTGACGATCTCTCGCTGCGGATATTCGATCGAGGCCGCCGGCGGGATCGAGCCCTGGATACCGGTCGACACGTTGCCGTTAATGTACGGGGCGTTGGGGTCAGAAACGCCATAGGGTTGATTGTATTGCATCCTCTCACCTCACCTGCTTGGACCAGGATTGACGGTCAGGGAGCCTGACCAGACGTGAAACGTGTTGGCTGCATTCATTCGAATCATCGAGTGATCGTAACTGCCGGTCGGCATCTGGATCAGCTGCTCCTGGGTGATGATCAACGTGAACTTGCCGTTCTTGGGATCGGTGATCACGATCCCGTTGTTTTCCGTGGTCAGCAGCAACTCCTCGATCACGTCGCTGGCGTGATGGCGAATGCCCATCCGCATGGTGTTGCCGGACAGGTCGACCGGCGGACCGTCGGTGCCGTCATCATTCAGCAACAGGTAGGTGAAGCCGCGGGAAAAATCCGAGTCGTTCTCGACCGTGATGTCGACGGTGGGCATGGAAAATTCTCCCTATGGTGTTCCTGCCATCGGGTCTGATGGATTGGTGAGGCCGCCGAGGTCGTAGACGATCTGGGTGTGGGCCGGCTTCCACCTGTTCAGGATGCATTCGAGATCCTGAGGAATGCCGATCCGCAGATGCGGATCGATGCCGCACTGACCGGAGCTCGAGCGAAACCACATCAAGGACGTCGCGTTGACGTGGACGGTCCAGTAGTAGCGATTTTCCGGCGGCCCAAGCCCGTAGTTCGGATATTCGCTGAGCTCGCCGCGGCCGACGTGCAGTCCCAAGGTGTTGGTTACCGGCAGATAGCCGAGTACCCAGGCCGTGTTGAAATACGGGTCGTAGCCGTCGCCGTAGACCCGGGAATCGCCGCAGCGATCGATGCCGCAGACGAAAGTTCGGTACTCCGAGATCGTGATGTCGTAGCCGAGGAACTTGGCGAAATCGATGTACCACTGCCGCGACTGCGACCCGTACAGCGTCATGCGGGCGATCAGCGCGATCTGCCTTTCGGCGACGGTCTGCGGTGCGGTGTAGCAAGAATCCGGGAGGCCCCAGTTGCGCTCCCAGTCCGGCAGCAGCTCGATGGTTTGACCGGGATCGCTCTCACGCTCAAGAAGGTCAGCTGCGCGACTGTCGACAAAGCCCCAGTAATTATTCAGGCCGTCGCAAGCCTGCCATAACACGCTTTCGATCGAGTGCTTTGGCCACGCTTGACCCTCCGGCAACAGTTCGAGAAACTGTTCCCGGTAATCGCTGCCGGCCCTGCGGATATGCCGGTCACTCATAGAGGATGGTACTCAGGACCGCCATGTATCCCGGGCCGTCCATGACGTAGTCGTCATTGGTGACGAGATCGAACGAAATCACGCTGGGTGCCTGCATGATCGCCGCGCTGACCCATGCCGAATAGATGGTCTGACCCGGCGATGCCATCTGGAAAAGCATGTTTTCCAGCTGCGTTTCGATTTCGGATTGGCACTCGACAGTGTTCGGGTTGAGATTGGAAATGACGACGGTGATGAACTGCTCGATCGGTCCGAGCACAAAGCAATCCTTGACGGTAACCGGCCGCATCTTGTCAATGTAGGACTGAACTGCGACCGTGTCCTCGGGCGTCGGAAAGCCGTTGTTGGACGCCCGCAAATCGTCCATCATAAAGCGAGTCGTCATGGTGCCAATGCCTTGTTCGACATTGGCCCATGCCCGCGTCACGCCGGGAACGGCGAGCGCCCAGGAGACATAGTCCGCCTGTGAACCGCCCATCGGCGGGTTCTGAATCCGCTGCAGCACCCTGGCGCGCAGCTCGTCGTCAGTCTCGGTATCGGTGCCGCCGGAAAGATCAATGGCGAACGCGGTCGAGCTGACGCCGTCGACGCCTGGCGTGATGGCCAGCACCGACCCATCCGGCAGATTGCCAAACGAACCGGCATCGACGGCGCGGATATTGCCGGTGACCAGCGAGATCGCAGATGTAGAGATGTCGGAAAGTGTTTCGAAGGTAACGCTGGCATTCGGCGAATCGAGATTGAATGGCAGTGCCACGCCGCTTTGCAGTTGCGTTCCCGCAGGAATGACGGTGCCGTCGACGATGCCCTGAAACTGTGCCTGTCCGCTCGCCAGCGTCGCCATCTTGCGGCCGGTCGATCCGTCGGCGTTGACCAGCCAGATCCTGCCGTGGCGATCCAGCCATTCCGTCTCCGCCGTGTCCGGCAAAAGCTGCAATGACAGCCAATCGATATATTGCAGCGTAAGATGGCACAGCGCGCCCTGGTTGTCCGACAGTACCCGCAGCACACTGTTCGGGACGTTGGCATCGGCGCCCGGCAGCGACGCGTTGACGGAGTCGCGAACCAGCTGGCGAACGTCGCGAAGTGCAGGCGTTGACCACGGCATCAGTTGTTCACCATTCCATCCCAGAGAACCTGATATTGCAGCTCGATCTCGGGCAGCGGTCCGCGGTAGATGCGGAGCAATGCGTCAATCCGCTGCGGATCGACGCGGGTCACCCAGACATCGAAGCCGGAGCAGATCTTGCGATCAACGAAGGGCTGCACGGCATCGCGGATGTAGCCGTCGATGGTAGCCAGCAGTGAACCCTGACGCGATCCGGTCGGCGTGATCTTGGCACGCTGCAAAAGCCACAGCTTCGAGCCAATCGGCCAGCCGTTCCAGATCAACTGCGCGTCGAGATCACCCCACCATCCCATCCGGTCATCGGAATCCGGATCGGGAAGCTCGTCGTTCGGACCAGCGAGTGCATTGGTGCCGAGCGCGACGATGACAGCGGTGGCCAGCGCCTGGGTATCGTCGAGCGTGCCGTCGGGCAACAGCGACCAGTCGACGGTGACGGAATATTGCGGAAATTGATTGTTCTGGACCAGCCGTATGTCGGGGACACCGCTGTAGCCGACAGGCATTCGTCACCCGATCTTTGCGAGCAGGCTTTCAAGCTTCGCCTCGAGCGCAGCGACGCGTTCGGTCAGCGCCTTGATGCGATCCGGCTGGAAACCGCCGCCGCCGGCGGCAAACACGTTGCTGGAAAGCTCTTCGCCCGAGAGCATCACCGGTTTCATCGCGGCCCTCGAGCTGCTGCTGGTCCCGCCGAGATAAACCTTACCGCTGACCACCTGGACTTGAGTGGCGCCATTGGCGTCCTTGAGGTGAACTTCGGTGCCCGACGCGGTCGTTTTATCCTTGGTTACATCAACGTATCGGAATGATTTTTGCCCGTCCTTGTACAGCGAGGTTTGCCCGCGCTTTTGCTGGCCACCGCTCTGCTGACCGGAAGTGCCACCGCCGCCGCCGGCATCAGCCTGAGCGACGCCGCCGCTGCCCTGCTGGCCGCCCTGCTGCTGGGTCGCGTTGGATTCGCTGTCCGAATCCACTAGCTGCATGCGCACCGTCTTGTTTCTCGGTGCGGTCCAGAAACCGCCGTCCTGGGTCATGTGCAGTTGCTGCTTGTCGCCGCGGCCGCGAAACATCGCGGTATCGCCTTTCTCGAGCTTGTAGAGGCGATGCCGGCGGTCGTCCATGATGGCTACAGGAAAAGAACGGCTGCCGCCTATGAAACTCGTAAAATGCTCGGCGCTCGACTGGATCTTGCCGTCCTGTCCTTTCTCGGCATCAAAAACCACGGACGTGAATCCGTAATTCTGTGGAGACTCAACCGCCGATCTGGTTTCGTTGACCATGAAGTTGCCAGCCATTTCCTGCATCAGCTTGGTATCGTCGACCTGGTCGACGACGCCTCGGGCACCTCCGGAAGTATAGGCGCGAAACGAGCTGTTGAGCGGCGTGGCACGATGCATGATCAATTTCCTGATTTGGGAAAACCGCCGGGCGGCGGCTTGGCCTGAATGTCGGTCTGGGTTTGCGGTGCTGGCTTGGAGACGTCGTAAATCGGATGTGCATTGAGATAGCTAGGATTGACGCAGGTCAGCACGGTGAGACTGCCTCGTTTGTCGTCCTGGGTGAAAATGACTTGCTGGATTGCCAGTTCCTCGTTGAGCATCGCCATTGGCGAATTGACGAACACATGTTCGCCTTCCTGCCACAGTACAAAATCTTCGCGCAGCCAGCCCTGGACGGTAATCGTGGCGACAATCTGCTGGCCGTCATGAATATGTTTTTCGAAGTCGGCCCGCATCTGCATCTCTGCTTGTGTCGGTGCGTGTTCTTCGATCGGCGTGATCAGCTTGCTGTATGGAACGTTCGGAACGTCGGTCTTTGCGGTTGCCTGCTGTTCGCTGGCAGAGGTGCCGTTCTGTCCGTCACTGGCTGGCGAACTGCCGTGGACGTCGTAAACCTCGAACACCATCGACGCATCGATGATGCACTGGCAGGAGAGAATGTTCTTGCCCTCCACGAGACCAGTGACCTTGTTCGGACCGTGTTGGCCAATCAGCAGGAACTGGCCGGTCGAATTACAGGCCAGTCGCACATGGCGATCGCGGGCAATGCGCTCGAGGAAATCCCAGACCAGCTCACCCTTGTTGCACTGCAGCTGCTTGAATGGAGTCTGATCAACGGTGCCGATGGTAATTACCTTGACGCCATAAGGCGTCCAAACCTCGACGGCCACCTGCTGCATTGTCTTGTTGTCAAAGCTGCCGGTTTTGGTATCGACGCTGGATTTTGCTCCGGGTGCTGTATAGCTCTTGCCGGACAACATAACGCCGTGGCTGTGGGCGTCATAGGCGACCTGCCGCATTTCGATAAAGCCGGTGATCGCAAGCTGGTTTGCCAGATAGACGGAGCACGGATCGCCAGGCTTGAATTGCAGTTTTTGCCAATCCGGAAAAAGGCCGGCTTTTTTAAAGACCGGATCGCGCTCCGCTGCGGTAAACTGGAAATATTGCCAGGGATCACCCCAGCTGCGCCGCACCGTCACGGTTTCCCAGTCCTGAAACCGCTGTCCTCCAACCTCTAGAACGGCGATCTCTTGTGGCTTTGGCATCTAACTATTTCTTGCGCGGCTCCGGGTGCGGGGCGATCGGCTCCTGGTCACCGATCGGCTGGATCGTGCCCGCGACCGCTTCGCCGGCCACCACGTCGATGTCGGCGGTGGTGATCAGGCTGCGCACGCCAGTGCCGAGGTCGGCGTCAGCCGTCGCGGTCACCTGCACCTGTCCGAGCTTGCCGACCGGCGTGACCATGACGATGGTCGAATCCTGCGAATCGACCGTCACCGTGACGAGGTTTGTATCTGAGGATACCCATTGGACTGGTCCGTCGACTTTTGCCGGGTTGCCGCCGGCATCGACGTAGCTCACCTGCATCTTGACGAGGTTGTCGACCGAAAGTGTGTACATGATGTCTCCTTTGGCTTTGATGGTGAAACGATCACAGGTGACGGTGAGGAACGCCACAATTTCGGGGGGCGGCGCGACGTTCTGGATCTGCAGCGGGCTCGTGAACGCGATTTCAATCCGCTGGTGCGCCGCACCGCTCACGCCGACAGCGCCTCGCCCATCGTCGGGCAGAACGCCGGATGCACGATCCCGTTCTCCGCGCGCAGTTCGTCGGCGCGCGATGCGTCATCATAAAGCTTGTAAGCCATGACCAAACTCGGCAGCGGTTTGAAGAATTGATAGCTGAGCATGCGCGGCAGCGGCAATGCCGTGGCGACCAGATGCGCATTGATGGCGCCGTGCAGCGTAATCAGCGTCTGAAACGTCATCTGGTCCATTTCGTCGGCGGCAATTTCCTCGGCATCCCGAAAGGGCGCCAGCAGCTGCTGCTTCATGGCTTCGACCTGCTGGCGGCTGACGAAGGTCATCGATGCAATGATGTAAGCCTCGGTCGCAAAACAAAGCCGAATGCCCGCGTTCTGAGTCAGCACTGCGCCAAGCGAAACCGGCGCTTCCTTTGCAAGCTGGGTCCGCGTCGCCTCGAGGCCGGCCCACGATATCCCGGCCTGCCGCGCCTGGTCGAAGCAGTTGTCAAGCGGCGGTCCCATGGCATCTTCGACCAGAAGCTTGTAGGCATTGGCCCGGGTGTCGCCGATAGCGGTGCGCGCGTTGACGCCCGGACGTCCTTGTGCAGGAACATATGATAACAGTACCGCCAGCATGCGATCGACGATCGGTCGCGCTTCGTTGGCGTCGGATCGCTTCATGTGCTGATGGTCGCCGTACCAATCGAGGCGTTAGGCGGCGCCAGCGTCCGCTGCACCTGGGCTCGAACGGCATTAGCAGCGGCGCCCACCGCAGTCGCCGTTGCAATGCTGGCCGGATCAACCGATGGATCGATGCCATATTCGAGAAACGTGATATCGAAAGAGCAGTAGCCGCCGAACCGTTCCTCTTCGGTCATGCGGTAGCGGGTTACGACGACGGTCTGCGCAGGTTGTGTCGATAACTGCAGAGTGCCGGGGCCTTCGGTTTCAAGCGCAGCCATTAATCGATCACGCGGAATCCGGTAATCCGGCTGATACAGCGCGCCACCGCCCTGCGTGCCCGGATAGACGATGCAATAGGCGCGGATCGAAAATTCGCGGGCCGACCGACCCATGTCTTCAGCATATGGATATGTTTTTTTCGGGAACTGGTGTTCGACGATGCGGCGGCCGCTCTCGCGGCTATTGGCTTCGCAGTGGAACGGTGCGCCGTTGTAGGACGCCGGAATCCAGCTATCGCGCCAGCTTGGCTTACCTGGCGTTATATTGAAAATGTCGACCATCAGTACGCCGATCCCTCAGGTGGCCCGCCGGCGGCCGGCTCCATCTGCACCTGTCGATTGACCTCGACGTCCTTGAACAGGCCGCCGCCCTCGGCACCGACCTTGGTGCCTTTCGGGGCGTTGACGTCGACAGTGATCTTGCCCGAGCCGTCGACCTTGATGGGATTGGCGTTGGCGGCATCGAGCTGGGCGCGGTCCTCGTCGAGCTGCCGCCGCCAGGCGAGATATCTTCCGCGACTCGCGCGGCCGCTGCCGCCCCATCCGGGCGAAAAGAAGGTTTCCATTCCAGGCGAGCCGGTGCCGCCGCGGCCGCCATATTCCGACTGAAAGGTGAATTTGCCCGGCGGCTGGCCCGGACGGCCATAGCCGCCCCTGCTGCCGCCGTAGCGCTCGGTATAAGCGAGACCGATCGACGAGTTGTCGGTGGCATAGTCGGAGACGTTGCCGCCGCCGAGCACATTGGCATAGTTTTACTCGGCCTTGTCCTTGGCTGCCTTGGTGCGCCTGCCTCCGGCGCCGCCGGTAAACGG